AATAAAAACGTTTCACAAACTATCACTGGTAGTAATACACTGTATGTTTCTGGTGATGCTAATAATATTATTAAAGGAAATACCAGCTCTACTATCGGTGGGAATTCTGAATGGATTGTTGGAAGAGAACATCAGGTTTCTGCCGAAAACAAGCTTATCATGACTACCACAGATCTGAATATTGGTGCATCTAATATGACCATCGCTGGTGATTCAGGTACTATTGGTGGTGAGAATATTATTATGTACAATTATAATATGTACACAGGTCATTCTATAGATGCTGGCGATACAATTACTGTTCCTGTTGTATATGGGGATTTAGAGGGCACAGCACAGCGTGCCGTAAATGCTGATACAGCACATAGTCAATCATATGGAGATTTCCATGGTGACGTTGGATCTTCTCCTGGATATACTGTAGATAATACTCCTGTAGATCCGAAAGCGACAGTATTACCAACAAATAGTGTTATTAAAAATGACTGGTTTAATTCTCAATATGGATTATTTAGAGTTGCTATTGATGCAGGTAATTTAATTTATAATACCATCAATAGAGTATTTGATTATAATGGTGTCTCCGAAAGAACCTTAAATCTTCAACAGGTAAGATCTAAACTGAGAGATCCTTCCAATCAGACTAATACTAAATTTATTGGGGCTGCAATCTCTGAAGGTATTCTTAGTTCAAAGTATGCAAGTAAAGTTCCAGCCAATATTGGCGATACGGTTCACAATGATCCTACTCCTCGTAATCCGAATCCAAAAGAAGTGTTTGGAAGATTAAAAGGAGCTGAAGCAAATAGATACTCTGGTTCTGTTATGAATAAAGAGTTAGTCGTATCAGTTAATCCTGTTTATGATCCTATGAATAAAAGTGTTATTAACAGTAAAACTAAATTGGCAAGAGGTATTACTATTTCAAAATTCCTAGGAGGATACGGCGATTCTATTACTCTAGATCATATGAATCAGGCAACGCGTTTAGAAACAGCAAAGAATTTATATCTTCATGGGCAGTTAATGAGATCTGTTATGGAAGATGAAGGCGAATTTGATGAATTTAGATTAGTTGTTGCTGAAGGAGTCTATAAGAAAAGTGATAGTGAAACAGTCACGCCAGGAAGTATTAATGATTTGGCACAAACTGGAAGAGCGATTGTCTATGAATTGCGAGGCAGAAACGGTAAGATTGCGCTGAAGCAAACGTTTAGACTTGCTTCTTGGTGGAAAGATAGTCAACAGTATGAAAAAATGATTTTAGATTATGACACATATAATCCAAATGGAAGTCTAAATGCACAGATCATTGTAATAATGCCACAACTTACTAATGGATATTCTACTCGATTCACTAATAAAATTGAAACCAGATTTAATAATTACGTTCAAAGTACAAATGAACTCGTAGAGATCCTTGAAACTTGAATAAATAGTAGTAATAATTTACAGAGAGAAAAATGGCTACAAGAGCTTTCGCATTAGAAGATGGTAATTTAGGTACCAGATCAATCATTACAACGAAAAACGTTGTATATAAAGATATTGACTTGACATTTACCGCGAAACCATCTGGAGACATCTATAAAAAAGAAGATGCTGCGGCTGTTAAACAGTCTGTAAAAAATATTCTTATGACAAATATTATGGAAAAACCGTTTAATACATCTTATGGTGGAAATCTAAATGATTTTTTATTTGAGCTAGATACAGAAATTGAAGCGGATATTTTAAGAGATAGAATATTCGAAACAATTGCTCTTCATGAACCAAGAGCACTAGTAAGAAAAGTTGAAATTTTTGATTTTCCAGAGAGAAATGAAGTAACGGTTTCAATTCAATTTCAGGTATTAAATGCAGTAGAACCTATTACGTTAGAACTATCATTAATGAGGCTTAGATAAATGGCAACTACCACAAAATCATCAGATCTAGACTTTGACACTATCAAAGCTAGGCTTAAAGATTACCTAAAAAATCAGCCTCAGTTTAACGCATATAATTTTGAAGGTGCGGGTCTTTCTAATCTGTTAGATGTTCTTGCATATAATTCACATATTAATGCGCTCAACGCAAACTTGGCGCTGAATGAAGCATTTCTCTCAACAGCACAATTAAGAAGTTCTGTGGTGTCGCATGCCCAAACACTGGGTTATGAAATTCGTTCTGTCACTGCATCAAGAGCCTTGGTTAATCTTACACTGAATTTAACAGGTGTTGCTGGCAGACCTATTAATATTACAATTCCTAGAAATACGACTTTTACTTCAAGTGTTGATGGCATATCATATACATTTAGAACATTAGAACAGTATACGGCAAGAGATAACGGTTCAGGTACCTATTCATTCCTCACTACAAGTGGGTCAGCAGATATTCCTATTTTTGAGGGTGTAGAGAAAACAAAAACGTTTATTGTAGGTCAAAAAGATGAGAGACAAATTTATGTTATTCCTGATGACACTATTGATAAATCTACAGCTGTAGTTAGAGTATACAAGTCAATGACATCAAGTGATTATGAAACATACTTGCCTTTATCACAGGCAGTTATTATTGACGAAACCGCAAAATTTTTTAGTATTAATGAAGTTCCCAACGGTTACTATGAATTAAACTTTGGCGATGGAACATCATTCGGTAAATCCCCAGAACCCGGTGAAAAAATTGTAGTTACATATCTTTCGTCAAAGGGAGAAAATGCTAATAACGCAACAGTGTTTAATCCAAACAGCCAAATAAGAATTAATGGAATTGACTATGTTTTATCAACAGTAACTGCCGGCGAATCTGCCGGTGGTGCTAGTAGACAATCAATAGAATCTATTAAGCAGCTAGCGCCAATTGCATATGCTTCACAAAAGAGACTTGTGACATCTTTAGATTATAAGGCTATTATTGAAAGTAACTTCTCTCAAGTAAGAGAAGCTGCCGTTTGGTCAGGAGATCAAAATATACCTATCGATTACGGAAGAGTTTATATATCATTAAATTATGCAGCAAATACCCCAGCCGCAACAAAACAAGCCGTACAGGATGCCATTGTAAATAATTTTACTACTAACCTGTCAGTGATGTCAATTAAGCCTAAATTTGTAGAACCGGAAGAAGTGTTCCTCGCGCTTACTGTTAATTTTAATTTTGATCCAGCTTTGACAGGTAATACTACTGCTACAACAGAGGCTAATGTATTTAATTTTATTGATAATTACTTTAATAACAATTTATCTACATTTAATTCAGTATTTAGAAAATCTAATTTGGCTACGGAGATCGACGCCTTTGATGCATCTATTCTTTCCACGAGAATGGATATCAAAGTTCAAATGAGAAAATTAATTGATACATCTATTATTAATACATTTGATTTAGATTTTCCTTGTCAGATTGCTGATGCTGACGATGTTTTCCATCGAATTGAATCTACTACCTTTGAATTTAAAGGTCAGATCTGTAAAATTAAAAATAGACTTAAGTCTAATACACTTTCAATTTTTAATCTAGCAGATACAATTATGCAGGACAATGTGGGAAGTTATGACAGAATTTCCGGCAAGGTTTCAGTTATAGGATTTAAACCAACTAGAATGACATCTGGTGGAAATACAATTCGAATCGATGCAGTTCCTGCAATTGAGGGAACAATTAAACCGTTAAGAAATTATATTCTTAAATTTGAAAAAGATGAATCATCTACAAATGCAATTATCGATAGACAGACACCTTCACTTGAAGTTACGATCTAATGGAAACTTTAAAAGACTATAATCGACTAGCGATCAATTTTAGAAAAAGCTATGTACAAGAAGTATTGCCGGAATATTTTCAGCAATCGTATCCTGCTATCATTGATTTCTTAGAAGGTTATTACGAATATTTAGATTCTGATGAACAGTGGGGCGGTGCATTAAATGAATTAATTACTATTAGAGATTTTGAGGATACAACACTTGAAAGATTAAATTTTGTCTTATCAGAAATTGGACTAGGTGTTTCGAGTGGAAGATTTACTTTCCCGCGTGAAGTACTAAGAAACTTTGGTAATTTTTTTAGAGTAAAAGGTTCTGAATATTCTGCTTATGGGTTTTTTAGAGCTTTCTTTAATGATAATGATATTGAGTTAATATACCCTAAAGAAAGTTTGTTTAGAGTCGGCCAATCTTTAATTGGACCAGATGATGGTTTTATTATTCAAGATGGTGGTATATATCAGATTTTTTCTATTATAGTTAAATCTGGTAAACCTATTTCAGAATGGGAAGCCCTTTGGAGAAAATACGTACATCCTTCAGGTTTCCATCTAGGCGCAGAAGTTTTAATTATTGGTAAAGATCAACTTACTTTTGGTACAGCAGATGAATTTGCGCTTATATATGATCCTTATAAAGTCCATAGTTCTGTACAATATGACTACGTAGCAGAAGGTGAAATAACTGGGCTGTATCAAGACAATGAACTTTATGCACCAGAACCGGTGAAGGCTCAGACTAAGGTATGGAGTTATATGAGACCTGGATATGTGCAATGGGGATATGTGCTAGCAGAAGACGACGAAGATAAAGCGCGTGAAAGATTAGATGTTTACAAGACACCAGACGCTTATGGTATTAATGCTACGATAGCTCAAGTGCTGGCAAACTATAATACTATTGATGAATGGGCTGGATTCCATCTTAAGACTGGAAGTTCAACTGTTAACTTCTCTAATACAAGCAGCTTCTCAACATTCGACCAAGTATATCATGTGCAATATACTGACAGTGATGGTGAAGTTCAGCTGTACAACTATTATAAATAGTTTAAATCGATCATAGGAATAAACAATGGCAAGAAATATAATTGGAATCGGAACTGTTGGCAACGATGGTACAGGTGATGATCTACGCACCGGTGCTACTAAAATCAACAATAACTTTCAAGAAATTTATCAAGATGTTGCACGCCTAAAAATACTAACGGCAGAT